AAGAGATTGTTGAATGAGAACAAGATACGCACGAAGTCGGCTATCAGATCGAAGTTGTTTAAATCGGACAAGGCAGGCGAGTTATTGGCGTTGTATCGCTTGATATGCACACCTGATGAGCGAAGGATGCTAAATCAGCAATACATCGAGATGAACACTAACGACAAAGGATTGACGGTTAATTTCATAGACAAGTCAAAGGACGACGACAAATGAACATCGAGACAGGGACAATGTTTAAGATGACAAAGAAAGCCTTTGAAGACGAAAAGAAGATCGTTATTTTGAAAGGCGGGACAGGGTCAGGCAAGACGTTCGACGTCATGTTGTTTCTGTTATATATAGCTTTGAAGTTGAAGGATCAGGTGATAACGGTTGTCTCTGAATCGAGGCCTCATCTCGACATCGGGGCTATTCGTATATTGGAAGGAATTTGTAAGAAGATCGGATTGTGGACAAAAGATAATTGGAATATCACGACGGCTCGATGGACAGCACCGACAGGATCTATAATCGAGTTTTTCTCGGCTGACAGGATCGACAAGGCGCTCGGAGCACGTCGCGATTGGTTATTCGGAAATGAGATTAACTCACTGAAGAAGGACGTTTGGGATGAATTGGCACGAAGGTCGGAGAATGTTATCGGAGACTTCAATCCGACATCGCAGTTTTGGCTTGAGGATTGGCTTATGAATTACAACGACACGATTGTAATTAAATCGAATTATTTGGATAATCCTTTTCTGCCTGAAACAGAGAAAAACAGGATCGCAACAAGGGCTAAGAGAGACAAGAATTTCAAACGAATTCACATCGATTGCGAGTACGGAATAAGCGAAGGCGTCATATTCAGTAATTGGCAGCAAATCGATGCGATGCCTGAAGGTGACGGAGTTTATGGGTTGGATTATGGTTTCTCGAATGATCCGACTGCGCTGGTAAAAGTTATTGAAACACATGAAGCGTTCTATGTTGACGAACTGATTTACAGGACAGGACTATTAAACCGCGACATTGTAAGATTGATGGAGCAATTAGGAATAAGAAAAGATTATGATGAGATCATTGCTGACAGTGCAGAACCAAAAAGCATACAAGAGCTTCACAACGCTGGTTTCAATGTGAAGCCTGCAAAAAAGGGAGCTGACAGCATACGTGCAGGTATCGACAAGCTGCAAAGCAAGCCGATCTATGTAACGAAGCGAAGCACGAATTTGATTAAGGAGTTTCGCAATTATTGCTGGGCAGTTGACAAAGACGGAAAGCCGACGAACAAGCCGATCGACGCTTATAATCACGGAGTTGACGCATTCCGATATGCTATTTCTCCAGAACACAATTTCAAATTTGCTATAAAATAAAATCGATGGGACTGTTTACAAGAAAGAAAAAGACGGATAACGTTAAGAAGTTGCAAACGTTTTATGCTTCAATGATCGGGAGCAATCCTGTCGTTTGGTACAGTTACAACGCTGAAGACTTCGTGAAGAACGGTTACACGTCTAACGCAGAAATTTATAGCATTGTGAAGAAGATAATCGACAAGGCGAATGTTGCAACTCCTTATCTTTACGTTGACAAGCAAGGAGTTAAATCGAGAAGATACTTGACAACGAAAGGATCGAGAGACACGGCATTCGGTGCTGCCGAACATCGTCTCGAGATACACAAAGCACTCGATTACGCACCTGACAATCTTGATTTGTCGATGTTATTGAAGAAGCCGAACGACGAACAAACATGGCGTGAATTTATCACGCTTGCAAGAATTTTCTATTTCGTACAAGGTGAAGCGTTTATCTACCGTGAAGCTGGAGACGACAATTGTGCATTGTCGCTTCATGTTATCCCTGCGCACCTGATGAACATGCACATCGATAACGGAAAATTGGTAGGCTGGAGGATGAACCTGCTTAATGGACAGTTTCGCGATTTTCTCGGAGATGACATGAACGACATCCTTCACATGAAGATGCCTAACCCGTTGTTCGACGCGAAATACAGTCAGTTTCGAGGATTATCGCCGTTGCTGGCAGGACTTAAATATTTGAAGCTTGACGATACGGCTATTGAAAGCTGGGTTAAGTCGGTCGAGAACGAAGGTGCGAAAGGACTTATTTCTCCGAATCACCCTAATCCTGAATTGTGGCTTACTCCTGAACAGGTTGACAAGACGCAGGCAACTGTCGAGGCAAAGATACACGGATCGGATAACAGAAACAAGATCGTTGTAAGTGCAATGCCGCTTCAGTATACGCACATCGGTTTGTCTCCTGATGCGTTGAACATCATACAGGGACTTGATCATGCAGGTTACAAGTTATGCGATTTGTGGGGAGTTCCAGCGACGTTATTCGATCCGAACCCGACATATCAGAACATGAAGGCTGCGAGTGAAAGGTTTGTAAAGGAAGTTATATTACCTTACTTGTCATCCGAAGAGGACAAGCTAAACAGTTGGCTTGTTGAACCGTTTAAAGTACGCGACAAAAAGAATTATGTTATAGATTACGACTTGTCGTCGTATGAAGAATTAAGGCTAACGGCAGATCAAACAGATGCTTATTTGAAAACTCACACGATCAATGAAGTACGTGTGATGCTTGGCAGCGATGAGCTGGACGAAGAATATGCAAATCAGGTATTCGTACAACAAGGCATGGTCCCGTTATCGGATTACAGTGTTGAAGATATACAGATTTAAAAGATGAGACTTACGCGTTACATACAGATCGAAAGCCGCAGGCAGGCAACTTATGAAAGGTTGTTTGCAAAAGAAGTATTGAAAGCGTTCAAAAAGAATGCCGAGACGTGGATCGATTTCAACATTGTAGGTAATGCAGTTGGTGAAGCACTTGAAAAGGTTTATCGAGTTACGTTGGAAGATTATCTTTCGAGACAATGGGAGCAATTGGACGGAAACGTTATTCAGAAGAAGGAAAGATTTTTCATGCCTGCATGGTCGCAGTGGATCGAGAATTATATTTTGGCAACGCTTGTAAATAAAGTCGTAGGAATTGACGACACGACACGAGAGCTTCTGATGCAGGAAACGATCGCAAGCACGTCGATCGGTGAAAGCAGATCAGAATTTTCGAAGCGGATCAGAAACGTGATGGGAGGTGCTGCAGGAAAAAGAAGAGCGAGAGTTATCGCAAGAACTGAAGCTGGCAACGCGATAAACATTGCAAAAGCGAAGTCTGCCGAAGATTGGTCAGCGCAAACCGACATTCCGATCGGCAAATTGTGGATACATAGAGGTGCTAAAGATCCGCGTGATTGGCATGTTGCGATGGATACAGGTGTTGAGATACCTAAGGACGAACCGTTCATCGTTACCGATCCGAATACAGGGATCACTGACAGGATGATGTACCCTCACGATCCGTCGGCTTCAGCAGGCAACGTTATAAATTGCGGTTGTCAGGTTATTTATGTTAGATTAAAAACACAACAAGATGGAAGAAATAATTTTTAAAAACCTTTCAGAATTTCGTGATATCGATGAGCAAACAGGTATCATCAAAGGTTATGCGAATGTTTACAATGTGAAGGACAGCGACGGAGACATTTCGTTGCCTGGATCATTTTCGAAGACGGTAGCCGAGCGAGCGAAAAAGATAAAGATATTCAAAAACCATACTCCTCAACTTGTCGGCGTGCCGATGGAGTTGGACATCGCTGATCCTTACGGTCTCGGACTTACGGCAAAGATGCTGATGGATACTGATGCTGGTCGAGACACGTTTCATGAAGTGAAGTTTCTGCATGATAACGGTTTCGAGAGCGGTATGAGTATCGGAGGCTGGGTTATAAAACGAAATGCGAAGAACAAAGCGGAAGTGGTCGAATATAGGTTGAAAGAAATATCAGTACTTACTACTGAAGAACCTGCAAACCAGCTTTCGCTTGTAAGCGCTGTTAAGGCCGTTAAAGAATTGACAGAACCTACACAGGAAGAATTTTGGAGTATCATCGAAAAAGCTTACAACGTAAGATTTTCAGATAACATATTGAAATCGTTAGAACAATTTTTAACACTCAAAGAAAATGAGCCTGATCAGCTTGATGCTGACACAACTCAAGCCGTTGAGCCGTTGATCACGAATATTTACGAGTTATTCATTTAAAAACAACTATTTAAAACAAAACAATTATGGAAGATATTGAAAAACAAAAAGCTGAAGCACTGGAAAACGTTAAGAAAACAGCAGAAGCGGCAGCGAAGATGACCGTCGAAGAAGCGATGAAAGCCGTTTCAGAAAAAATGGAAGAGATCGCTGGCAAGGTCGGCAAATCGGTAACCGAAGACGATTTCAAAAAAGAGATTGCCGAATTGCAGGCGCGCGTTAAACAGATCAAGCAAACCACTTCTGAAGAGAAGACGGCAAAGAGCATTAAAGACGCGATTGCCGATGCGCTTGTCGAAGGAGCTGAAAAGCTGAAAAACTTCAGAGGTGAGGAAAAACTTGTGATGAAAGCTGTAACCGATGCCAGCTGGGCAGCTGGTGCGCTTGATCATGCAACGTCGGAAGTACGGCCTACTCTTTATAACAGTCCTTACTCGCCGCTTTACCTGCGTAACATTTTCCCGAACGTTGCGACCGACATGGGAACTGTTATCATTCCGCAAATAGGAGCGATCACAGGTGCTGCGGCAGAATGGGAAAGAGGTACAGGTGAGCTCGGCGCTGACGTATCTAAACCTGAAGTTTCTCCTGCTTACAAAGACGTAACCGTTCCGATGAAGTGGATTGCTGGGATCACAACCGTTAACCGTGAGCTATTGCTTAACGTGAAATACTTACAGTCGAGCATTACAAACACGCTGCTTTATTCGTCGAAAGGTTTGTTTGCAGCTGAAAATAAGATGATCACTGATTATCTTGCTGCGAATGCAGTTGCTTATGCAGGATCGAAAACGATAGCGCTTGAGAAGATCATCGATGCAGCGTTCAACCAGCTGCTTGGAAATTACATGGCCCCAACGCACGTGTTAATGAACCAAGCCGATTACTTGACTTATATCAAGTTGAACAAGGCTTCTGGATCTGGTGAGTACGACGTTCCGAACGACACGCTTATGGGCTTCTTCGGTACAGGTCTCGAAACTGCAGTTCAGATTGTTCCCGTTCCGTCGATCGTTGCTGGTACTGCTTACGTAGTTTCAGCTCCAGAATTCGAGTTCATAAACAGGCTTGCTCCAGAAATTCAAATTGCTGAACAACACGACGTTAACTTCGCTTTCAATAAGGTAACGTTCAGGGTTGAAGAAATGGCGGCTTTCGTTGCGAAGAATTTGAATGCGATGGTTAAAATTACATTCTGACTATGATACAGGTTGAATTGTTGAAAGATGTTGAGGTAGGGAAGAAAGGGGAGATGATAAGTCTCCCCGATCCTGCCG